TGTGCCGCATGCTTTGGGGAGAATAGTTGGAATTTTGGACATGAACTCTATATATAAGAGTTTAGAATGGCAAAATCCTTCTCCTCACATTGATGAAGCGGAGCAATTGGAGCAAACTTGTGAGTCAGCATTAAGAGAGATATTCTTTCATAGTGACCGTTTGCAATATCAAGCGATGCGAGACTATTTTCAAACTGAGCTGAAACGAGCTTATCCTAAAATAGAATCTTTTTCATTACCCACTTTTCAAAGTCTTTTTAATGATTATTCTGAATCTAAAGAAGACTTGCCTGTCCAGACGATGCTATTCCCCACCACTGAATCCGAAACGGTGTGGAAAACAACTTCGAATGATGAGCGCTTTTCCCCTTTTCGAGGGAGTCTTCGCGCAATTTTAGTACTCCTTTGCATTTTAAGCTGCGGCTTTGCAAATGGATTTCAAATTAAAGAAGAATTCGGAGAACCATCTCTAGCGTTTGGTCGCGCGGAGATGTTCCAATGGCCAGCAAATCAAGAATTTGTCCAAAACTACGTCGATCAGCTCGCTATCGATAAGGCACAGTGTGAACTACTATTGCAAAATGTTTCAAACCCGTTCCCAGGACTATCGTATCATCAAGTGCGTCAGCTTTATGCTTATAACCATGATGTAGTCTGTAAGGAACATTGTGATACCTACCATCGGCTGGCGAATAAATTGCATTCTATGGATTTGACAATGTTGCGTGTTAAAAGCGCAATGTTACGTGACGACATGAAGCAGCACATCTCAACTGAGTCTGAAACTGTCTCGGAAATGACTAAGGGTCCTGTTGAAGAGGACACAAAAGTTGTTCATGAGAACGTGACAGATGTGGCGGGAACTGACATTGATGAAAAATCGGTTGGAAGTTCCTATGCTCCTCAGGTAGGTCAGCAAAATTTACTCGATGTGTCAGATTTCTTTAGTCGCCCAATAGCAATATACTCTCAGAGTGTGCCGCTAGCAACTAACTTGACACTTAATCTTGACATCTGGACGTTATATATGTCTCAACCCTCGATTAGAGCAAAGTTTAAGAACTACGCCTATGCGAGATTTGATCTTAATGTTCGAGTGACGGTTTCCGGGACCCCTTTCCATTATGGTCGTCTTATTGTTTCGTACCAACCTTTAGAAGGATGGAATGAGAATTTAACTTTTTTGAATCCTCTGGCAGCAACTGCCAATAGGTTTATGTTGAACTCTTATCTCAGCCAGTCAAAGTGGTGCAGAACTATAGATATAAAAGAAAACAAGCCTCTTGAGTTGACCTTTCCGTTTATTGGTCCTCAGCCTGTCTTTCGATTGTACAATAAGTCACCATTGGTAATAGCTGCAGGAGATGATTTTGATGACGTCACAAACTTTGGCCATCTCCACATTAACACTCTCAACCAGATTCATAGTGTTTCATCCTCCCCGTCTCAGCCGACTTTGTTTGTGTATGCCTGGGCTTCTAATATTCAATTAGGAGCCCCTACTGGCACTATAATCGAAGTTTCTACTGAGTCTTCTCACGTTATGAAG